GGCTAGATCAAGCGGAAGTATCCGCGATGCAGCAAGTGTATTTGAACGCTTTTTATAAGGAATTAAATCATGGCTATTTATAATGCTTATGACGCTATTGGTCAGCGTGAAGATTTGACCGACGTAATTTATGACATCTCCCCGACTGAAACTCCATTCATGAGTTCTATCGGTAAGACTAAAGCAACTGCTGTGCGACACGAATGGCAGACTGACTCTTTGGCTGCTGCAACTACCAACAATGCTGCTGTTGAAGGTGCTGACGCTTCTGACGCTACTCTGTCGCCTACTACTCGTTTGGGTAACTACACTCAGATTCTGCAAAAGACTATTAAGGTCTCTGGCACTCTGGATACTGTTAATAAAGCAGGCAGAAAATCTGAAAAAGCTTATCAATTAGCTAAGGCATCACAGGAGCTAAAGCGAGACCTAGAGACAATCATGTTGGCTAATCAAGGTCGAGATCAAGGTTCGTCTAACTCTACAGCACGTAAGATGGGTTCATTGCTGTCGTGGATTAAGACTAACTCAGATGTTGGTGCTACTGGTGCTGATCCTACTACTATCGGCGTATCAACACGTTCTGACGGTACTCAGCGTACATTTACTGAGGCATTGTTAAAGACTGTTGTAGCTGAGGTATTTGATTCGGGTGGTATGCCTACTGTTCTGATGGTTGGTTCGTCTGGTAAGCAGAAGGTATCGTCGTTTTCTGGTATCGGTGCAACACGCTTTAACGTAACTGGTGCTAAGCCTTCGACAATTATCGGTGCTGCTGACATTTACGTTAGCGACTTCGGTAACTTGGCTGTTGTTCCTAACCGTTTCATGCGTACTCGTGATGCTTTGGTACTTGATCCAGAATACGCAGCAGTAGCGTATCTGCGTCCATTCCAGACTAACGAGCTTGCTAAGGCTGGTGACTCCGATAAGACACAACTGCTCGTCGAGTGTACCTTGGAGATAAAAAACGAGGCTGCACATGGCATAATAGCCGATCTTAACATGGCACTATAACGTAATTCGATATATAATCCTCCCTGTAGTTATCTATGGGGAGGATTTATGAAATGCTGTGTTGATGGTTGTGATGTTGATGTAAGAGTTAAAAATCTAAGCCTTTGCTATAAGCATTATGTAAGGTTTAAGATTCATGGAACGGTAGGCTTTAAGAAATGTGCAAGAGGTACTTTAGAAGAAAGATTCTGGAATTTTGTTGACAAGAAATCTCAAGATGAATGTTGGCATTGGGTTGGTCAGATTCTTTCAAATGGGTACGGAAGAATATCTTTAGGTTCTAAAAAAGATGGTAACGGATTAGCACATAGGGTAAGTTGGAAACTGCATAATAAAAAAGATATACCTGATGGTATGTACGTTATGCATAAATGCGATAATCCTAGTTGTGTTAATCCTTATCATTTATCAATAGGAACTCCTAAAGATAATACTCAGGATATGATTCAAAAAGGTCGCAAAAGAACTGTTTCACCAAAGGGCGAAGGTAATGGGAAATCATTACTAAATGCAGAAAAAGTAAGATTAATCAGATCAAGCAAACTAAACCATGCTGAACTTGGTAGGCAGCTAGGAGTTTCTACAGGTTGTGTACGAAGCGTAAGAAGTGGTAGAACTTGGTCACATATTGAGGATTTATGACCTATAGACAACAGGTTGTACATGCGGACGGTGATGGCGGTATCATCATTGAGACTAAACAAGACGTAACAGATATTCTTGAAAGGAATAAGGTTCTCCTAGAGATAGATAAAGCCAGACAGAAAGCTCCTGATGAATTGCATTTAGTGGCATCTATTCCGTTTACGGTGATAGACGAACTAAACAAGATGGGAGTTATGAGAGGGTTTACCGTATTAGACCAAAAGGCTCTAAATGCGTGGTTAAATAAACCTGAGAATGAAGTCTGGAAAACGTATCGAGGAAAACTTTAATGTCTGCCAAGAAGAAGAAAAAAGGTTTAACGGTAGGTGTATGTGTACCTGCTAGAGATGAAGTTCATACAGGGTTTGCGTTTGACTTCGCTAAGATGGTTGGTTACGACGTTAAGTTTCGTTGTGGCAACGATGACAACGGGCTGAAGTTATACACAATGGCGGGTACTCTGATATTCGACCAGAGAGAAGGATTAGTAAAGGCTGCATTATCTGAAGGTTGTGATGTGGTTTTGTTTATTGATTCTGATATGCGGTTTCCTAGCGACATTATCAGCATTATGCTGAGTCGTGATGTACCGATATTAGGAGTTAATGCAGTAACACGTAGAAAGCCTGTTTTAAGTACGGCTCTTAACTTAGAATTAACTAAGGATGAGGAGACAGGTGAGATTAAAAAGACTCGTTGGTTGAAGGTTGATTCTCGCGGCAAAGAAGGTATCGAGCAGGTAACGGCGGTAGGTTTTGGTGTAACGATGATCCGCAAGGAAGTATTTGAAAAGCTAAAGACTCCGTGGTTTGATGCTCAATGGAGTCCTAGAGGGATCATAGGCGAAGATGTATTTTTTTGCTTAAAGGCATTAGACGAGGGTATTCCGACGTATGTGGATCACGATTTAAGTAAGTATATCGGACACATAGGAACACACGAATACCGATGGGAAGATGTTGGCGAAACGGCTATATCAGATCATAACGCAGGGAAATAATTATGGCATTGACGGATTACAGTTCGCTAAAGACTTCGGTAGCAAATTATCTGGCTCGTAGTGATTTAACGACTCAGATACCGGACTTTATCCGTCTTGCTGAAGAAAGGCTCGCTAGAGACCTTAGAACACGCAAGATGCTTGTCGTAGCTCGTGCTAATACCACAGCAGGTGATTCGACTGTTGGCTTGCCTACGGACTTCCTAGAGATGCGTGATATGCATTTAAGGACTACGCCGGTTCAATCGCTAACGTATTACTCTCCTAATGCGTTTTATGCTGGCTCAAGAACGACTGATTCGGGTCAACCAATAGATTACACAATTCTAGCGAGTGAGATTCAATTCGCTCCTATTCCAGACACAGCTTATAGCGTTCAGATGTTGTATTACGCTAAGCCTCAATACCTGTCTGATACAAACATAACCAATTCATTCATGGCTAATTATCCTGATGCTCTGCTTTATGCGGCACTAGGTGAGGCTGAACCGTATTTAATGAATGATGCAAGGCTACAAACATGGGCTGCTTTATATGATCGCTCTGTTTTAGCAATTAATACTGCCGACCAGTCTAGCGAGTATGGCGGTCAACCAATGTCAATGTCTTATACGAGGTAAATCATGGCTGAAATGTCGAATTATTTGGAAGACGCTCTTATCAATGCAGTTTTGCGTTATACGAGCTACACGAGTCCTACAACAACTTATCTAGCGTTATATACGTCTGATCCTACTGATGCTGATACAGGCACAGAGATTACAGGCGGCTCTTACGTTCGTCAGGCTATTACGATGGGTGCTCCTAGTAATGGCACGTCAACGAATAGTTCTGCGATTGAGTTCCCACAAGCGACTGCTGACTGGGGTGTTATCTCTTACGTAGGTATTCGTGATGCGGTAACTAGCGGCAATCTACTGTTTCATACAGCGTTAGATGCAGCTAAAACGATTAATAACGGTGACGTATTTAAGATCACAGCGAGTAATCTTAGCGTTCAACTTTCGTAAGGGGTAATTAAATGTCAACAATTACTCTACGTAGCGTTAAAGGTTCGGCTCTTAGTTTTACTGAGGTTGACAATAACTTTACTAATCTCAATACAGATAAATTAGAAGGTGTTACTACTAGCGTTGACGGTGAATTAACGCTATGGAGCAGCACTACTGGTAAGGTTCTCAAACGAGCAACTATCACAGGTTTAGTTAAGGCTACGGATGGTGTAGCGACTACTGCGACTGCTGGTACTGATTATGTGGCTCCTAGTGGTGCGTTAGGTACTCCAAGTTCAGGCACACTAACGAACTGTACGGTTGATGGAACTAATCCTATTGGCTACCGTGATGTGCCTCCTGTGGGCGCTAAAACGAGTTCCTACACGCTTCAAACTGCTGATGTAGGTAAGTATGTCGAGGTAGGCTCTGGTGGCTCTATAACGATTCCTGATGCGGCATTTGCTGCTGGCGATATTGTGAGTATTTTTAATAATACAACTGGTGCTGTTACTTGTACGTGTTCAATCACTACTGC